TTTCCCACCTTTGGCAAATTTAGTTAGTGGCTTGCCGGGGTGCATTGCCTTCTCATGTTTGTGAACTGCTTTCTTTGCGTCCATGATTTACTCCTATGTAATTGAAACCGTTACTGTTCCTACTTGACCATCAATTAATAAATTATTGGGGGTAAGACCACCATCTCTTGATCCCCCCACCGGATTCCAACCCCACTGAATAATCCGACTTCCACCCTCTGGAGAACCTGTATCGTCTTCATTTGGGCCAGTTTGATTGGTAAGTTGTAGTCCGTTTAAACCTGATTGCAAATAACTTGTGTCTTTACGTGGATTCCTCAAAGCCTGTGGATCATCTACTGGATACATCCCCAACTGCAACTGAGGCTGATCCGGTTCCCAACAAGAAGGGCAAACTAATATGTTTACATTCTTGGTCTTAATGACCAAACCCTTTAACTGCTTTAACTTAAACTGGAACCCACAGCGATCACACATGGCAATCGCATTTTTTCCAGACGCAAACTTATTTCCCATTACTCAATAAACATTCTTCGAGGTACAAAACGAACAGCCGATTTGTCCCTATCTTCCTCAGAGGCGTATCTCCACTGTTCATCATATTGTTCTTTTAATAAAGCAACCCTTTCAGGGGCAATTTTTATTGCTAAATAATAAGAAAGGCCAGCAATCATGCAATTTAGGAACCGAAAAGGAATATCTTGTGTCGTGATACCGTTACCGGAATCTTGAATTCTTCGCATACGCCAGTACACAAACGTGTAGTAATTACTCTGATCTGGGGCAGGCCACACATAAATCTGAGGATGATCAACGCCAGTAGTCGTATTTGTGCCTTCTGGTCTGCCACCGGGAGGGTATGTAGCACCCGATTGACGGTCTACCCAGACCTGAATAGGGCGACCAGTTGCCAACTTATTTGGGATCGTGGCATAGGTAGAAACACTAATACGGGTGATCGTTAAGTCGGCTTGGTTCGTGCCGGTGCCTGTTCTGGTTACGTGCTCCAAAAGATCAATTGTGTCTATTGGGAGTTCGTAAGAAACCTGATTCTGTACAAGGGGTATCTCACCATTCTCAATAGTCCAAAGGTTAACCCCACGGTTAGCCCACTCAACGGTGAGTAAGTTTAAACTGCGTCTTGCAGTCCGAAGGTCGTAACCAGTTCTAAGTTCTTTCCCGCAGCGTTCAAACGCCTCCTCAACAATATTGTTAAGGTCTAAGTTAAAGGAACTGGTACCTGCCGTGGTCATTTTATTTTCCTATGCGGAGCAACTTTTTTAGCCACCCCTTTAGGCTGAGGAACAAACTGCTTCCCTGCGGCTTTGCCTGCCCTCTTGGCTTTCGTGGTTGCGGCGTACTCTTGCGGGGAGAGCGCTTTGATGGCGCTGCTTGGGAGGTATCTTTCCCCTGTCGCCTGCGATCCTTGCGTAGAAGGTTTGCCACTCTTAGTTCTCCACTTTTGTTGAGTCCACGCCTTCAGACTTTGTTGCGGCTTTTTCAAGTTCGACATTTCGTTCTCTTTGTCTAATCTTTCTAAAGTCTTCAGCGGTGCTAATCAACCATTCAAAAACGTTTCCATCTTGTTTGGAATCATAGACAGGGAATTTAATCCTTGTAACCACCGCCTGCTTTCTTGTACTGAATAGCCATCATTTGAGCCTTACGGGCACTCCATTGACCCGGAGCACCCCCTTTATTGCCAGCCTTAATGCGTTCAAATATAGACTTCCGTAGACCGGGTTTGGTGTAATTACCAGCCTCATTAACCCTAGATACCTTGCCACCATCAGCATACATAGTGACCTGATTTGGATCATCCTTTCGGGTGATCGTCTTGGCCTTGGGCATCTTAGAGGGGTTAATTATCCCCATTCCACGACTAGAGCGCATTTAGCAGACCTTCCCGCCTTTACGCATAACAATCTCTTTGCCCTTGGTTTTGCCTTTTTTGGCAACACCGTCAGCAGATTTGTGCCCTGCGGCTAATCCACCGCCAGCCATCTTTTTAACCGAGCCACCATGTTTCATTTTACCTTCGCCATCAGCCGCAAAAGCAGGAATCTTTTTCCCATCCTTCATAACCATCGGCATACCGCCAGCAGCCATTTTCTTGACTTTGCCGCCATACTTCATACCGGCTTCAGCCATTTCATGCTTAACCATTGACTTAGGGGCGCCCTTTTTCTTCATAAAAGACACTTCCTTCTTCATCATTGCCTTTGACTCTTTCATGACTCCACCTTCCTTTTTAGTGAACTCTTTTCCTACGGACGTTGGTACGCCCACCTTTTTTGCAAACTTGGGGTTATTAGCCACCGCTTGCATAAATCTTTCTTGTTTGGCTGATACGGTTGGCATCAGACCATCTTTCCACGGGTCTTACCACGAATGGCACAGCCATCCGCACGTTTAGAAGCAGAGGACATTTTTACCCTACCACCTTTTTTCATACCAACACTATTCTTAATCATTCCCGCTATTCTTTTTAATAATCCGTCACCTGTAGAATCATCAGATATTCCGGGGCCGCTTAGTTGCGTGTAAGTTTGATCTTGTGGATTGTAAGAATATTTATAACTACTGTCGCCACCAAAACTATCTTTAATAGGTCTAAAACCCATATCACACCATCCTTCCACGAGTCTTACCACGAACCGCACAACCATCAGCGGATTTAACATATCCACCAGATCTCTTGCCCTCAGACTTTTCTTCTTTAGGCTCTTCCTTTGGTTTTTCCTCTTTGGGAGGGCGCTTAGGCGAAGACAACATAGTCCCCAAAATACCAAGGATTTGACCGGTATTCATGCTAGACCATCCTTCCACGGGTTTTGCCACGAAGAGCAATGCCATCAGCCCGTTTAGAAGCAGACGATACTTTGACTTTTCCACCTTTTTTCATCCCACGAGATTCACGCTTTAATTCTGATGCCGCAGCGGCCTTCTCTGCTTGATCACGGTTATATGACGGACGGTCGTATTTGTACTGTAAATACTCTTCCTTCATTTTCCCACGAGGAGTACCCAAAAGCATATGTATATCATCGCCTATAGTTTGAGCACTATCTTTCAAATCCTGTGCCCCGGCGCTGAAAAAGTCACCAACCTTGCTTCCAGCCAGTGCCGCACCACGCATAGCACCACGGATGCCACGAGTCATAAAATCCTCGTTGGGGTCTACCTTAGACTCCTCGATCATCTTTGTGCGCTCTGATTTCATTACTTACCCCTTTTGCATAAGGAGATCAATTTTTGCTTCAAGTTTGTTAAAGCGTTGGTCAATGTGTTCAACAAACTTGTCCATTTCTGCTTGAGTGACGTTATCACGGGCCACCTCTTCTCTGGTTCGGTTAATCAAAATGTTTAAACGCTGTATCTCAGATATTTTTTCATGGCCTATGTAGGCTATAACACCTATCAGCGCTGTCAACAACGTATTCCAAAGCATAATTTCCATTAGCATTTCCACCTTTTCCGAGCCTGCCTTAAACGGCTGTTCGGATCTTTTGCCGCCTTAGGAAACTTTTTCATTTGACCCAAAGAACGAGCGCAGAATGACTTGCGTCGTGCCGCCCTTTCTCCGGTAGGTTTATCTTCTGTAACCGCAGTCTTGAGTTTTGACCCGGGGTTAGCACGGCGATATGCCTTGACACCCTTTTCAGTCATCCCAGCGCCTTGCTTGGTCGGGCGAAAATTGCCTGACTTAACAGAGGTTTTGATCCCCATATCCTTAGCCATTATGCCGCCTCTTTCTTAGCATCGATGGGTTTTAGGAGTGGGTATAGGAAGTCCTCGCCAAAGGAACCCTCATACTCCATAACGCCCATATGACCTAACTTGATTGTTGGGTCTACCCATGCCGTAAACCCATGCTCATGGGCACGGTCACAAAATACGTAGTCCTCGCCAACATAACCATCAGGTGTGCTCTTGAAATCAAAGAATGATTGAAGCACCTTACCGGTGTTTTGATCCATGTATTTCCACTCAGGATGTGCATCCCGCATGACTTCAAATACTTTGCGTTGGATCATAATGAATCCGGTTCCCACCCGCTTGACCTTAACCAACCCCATCCTGTCCATAATGATGTTGTTGTCTTCATCTTGGTCTAGAGAAGAGAAATAAACTTTCTCTTTCTTACGAGCAACCCCAACAGCGGCAACAATTGGCTTGGTTTGACTCCACGCCAATATGCGAAAAATATCATCTGCGTTAAATGTCATATCAGAATCAATCATCAGTAGATGCTCTGCCTGTGATTCTAGAAATTCATTAGCGATGATATTTCTTACCCTCGATACAACCGAACATCCTGAGACGTTCGAGATCTGTATCGAAACCCCGTGTTGCTGTGCTTTAACACAAAACTCAGCCAAGGCAATTGCCATCTTGACCGATATTTTGAAGTCATAAGCGGGAAGCCCAATAAATAGTTTCTTCCCTACGAGGTCGTATGAGGCTTCGTTTTGCATGGTTAGCCGTAAATCAGTGTCATTGAGGTTGTATTGGTGACGGTGCCATGCAAATTACCCTCACACAAAATACCCTCACCCGGTATCGGAATAATTGTGTAACCAGCAGTTGTATTTGCCGCTGTGTTTACAGTAATTAATATTGTTCCGCTTGCACCATTTTCACGAATTACGACAGAACCGGGACTTGAGCCATTAACTGCATAGATGGTTTTAATCCGGGTACGCTGAATACTATTGTCCCCTTGATCTTTAAAATCACCTGTTAAAGTTAACGGCTTTGTCGCTAGTACGTCATATTGCATCGATGGCATTTTTACTCTCCGTTTCTTGTTCTTGGAGATCAAGACGGTCTATCAATGCCAACATGGTATCGATAGACGCTTGAGAGGCAACGGCTACGTCATGTGCGTGATTCCGTTGCGCTTCCATTTTCTTAATCTCCGATTGCAAAAACTCTTTCGTTATCTGCATTAGGCTTCGATTGCATACAAGAAGTATGCAGTACCAGCGGAATCAACGAAACGGATTTTTTGGGTAGCAGTAGTAGACGTAGCACCAATAGCCTGAACCATTGCATCAGGGAGGTTGAACAAGTTACTGATTGTTCCCGAACCACTGTTAGTTACACGGATAAACGAAGCGTTTCCGGGTAGCGTTGCGCCAGCACCAATATCTGAATCAACTTGCAGAGCAGCAACCGTTCCACCGACAGTCACACTGGCGGCAGCGCCAAGGGTGACACGCAGGCCGTTACCAGCACCAGAAATCGAACCACCGGTATTAACCGACAGAGAAATATGAGCGCCGTTAACTGTACCGCCTGTAGCGGCATTTGCGCCGGTAACACGGGTTAGAAAACGAGCAGTTTCACCAGAACCAGTAGTGGTAAAGGTCAAACGAGAATAATTTAAGCGAACGTCACCTGTGGTGTTCGTTGCCGTAACATAGGAAGAAGAAACGTTAGAAGCGGTAGATACAGTAATTGGGGAGGAAATGGTGCCGCCAATAAAGCCATTTTGGGATGACACTGGGCCGCTAAATGTAGTAATAGCCATGTTAAACCTTTCGTGTTATAGCACATTGCCCATAAGTCTCTATAACGTCTGCTAGGCCAGTCGTATGGGCTAAATAAATCCTAGAACCTAAATATTAAACTGTTTAAACAAAAAAAGGGGGTTTTTAGGCCCCCTTTTTTTTATTACGCTCCGGGTGAACCGAAGATACCAAGAGGATCAGACCAACCGAACGAATAACGCTCACGGGCCTTGTAACGAACGTTACCTGTGTCAAAGTCTCCGTCCATCGATGTAGACATCGGCATACGAACGAAGTGCTTCAGACCGTTAGGTACGTCTGTCGTCAAGAACCATGCGTTGCTATCCGTCAAGAAGTGGTTAACAGCGTAACCCTCAGGGATAGAACCGTTGTTCTTCAGAGCGTTGATGTCGTTGTCAGCCGTTGCGACACGAAGTTCGGTCTCAAGCAGGCGGGTTGCAACGAACATCAGTGCGGGAGGAACAACCAACTTACGTGGCTTTGCAGCAATCAGCAGACCACGCTCGTCCGTCCATGCGGCGATTTGAATGACAGCCGCCTCAAGGGAGGTCTCATTCAAGTCAGCAGGAGTGGAAGGCTCGTTGGAGTTGACACCGCCAGACACGAGGGGATGCAGGGTCGAGAACAACTCAACGCCGTCACCACCAGTGTAGGACGAATTAAAGCCGTTGTTCAGAACGTTTGCGGCCTTAACTTGCTTGGTGTAAGCCATAGCACGGGCCAAAGCCTTAGTGTACCGAGCGCTGAGAGAGTCATAGAGGTTGTCCTCAATTGCCTCTTCAGTCAGGGAAAACCCTAATGCAATGGTTTCGTGCTGATAGCGAGCCGTCCATGCTTCTTGGGCGTTGTCATAAGC